GGTTTCCCTATGATTTCTTCGATTAACCCGGATGATGCTACATATATGTATTTATTGAGAGATTATTACATTAAAACGGCTTACAATTGTTGCTCTGGCGGAGAATTTAAAAACGATTATGTTAATATATGTGCTTTGAAAACATGTATTTCGCAAGGTGCCCGTGTTCTAGATTTTGAAATATACTCCATTGACAATGTACCCGTCGTTGCCACATCTTCTGTTGACAACTATAAAGTAAAACAAACCTATAACCAAATATATTTAGAAGAAGCTTTACAAGTGGTCAATAATTATGCTTTTAGTGGTGGATCTTGTCCTAATCCAAATGACCCGTTGATATTACACTTTAGAATTTCCAGTGCTAACGACAAAATGTATAAAAATATGGCCGATGTTATTTATAATACGATTCAACCTAGATTATTAGACAAAGAGTATAGTTATGAATATACTGGACGCAATTTAGGTAGTGTTCCCTTAACCAACTTTATTGGAAAAATTATTATTTCGGTTGATCGTGCGAATCCTGTTTTTGAAAACACGCCTCTCAAAGAATATGTCAATATTGCGTCCAATTCTATTTTCTTACGAGCATCGCGCCAATATGATATCGTCAATACACCTGATTCAACTGAACTAATTGAATATAATAAAAAGAATATGAGTTTTACTATGCCCGACCTTAGTGTATACAATAATAATGTGTCGCCCGTGTTAAACTTTAATTATGGGTGTCAATGGGTAGCTATGAGCTTTCAAAATTTTGACGCTAATATGCAATATTATAGTTTGTTCTTTGATAAGGTAGGACACGCGTTTGTACTAAAGCCTGAAAATTTGCGCTATGTTCCGGTTACTATACCCGACCCAACCCCGCAAAATCCAGCCAACTCGTTTACTACACGCAATGTATCTACTGATTATTATTCTTTTAGCGTGTAGTTACATCATTGGTATCCAACAATATATAATAATTTTTTATACTTATTATATATATCAACAAAAATGGCTACATGTGACAAAAAATTAACATTGGAAGAAAAGGAAATTGATATATTAAGAAATGCTATAGACATTGCTGAAAAACGCAAAGGTAGACAAACGGTAAGTGATCCTGACGTGAAAAAAATTATTTCTATACTGGAAACCTTCCTCAAAAAGAAACGGCTAGTTTGTTATGGTGGAACCGCTATTAATAATATTCTTCCATTAGATGACCAATTTTACGACAAAGATATTGAAATCCCGGACTACGATTTCTATAGTCCAAATGCTTTAGATGATGCCAAGGAACTCGCCGATATATATTATGACGAGGGATTCCAAGAAGTAGAGGCAAAAGCAGGGGTTCATCACGGCACATATAAGGTATATGTTAATTTTATTCCTGTGGCAGATATTACTTATTTAGAAAAACCACTATTTAAACGTGTTCAAAGTGAATCTATACGCGTATATGGCATTTTATATTGCCCTCCTAATTTTCTTCGTATGAATATGTACTTGGAACTGTCTAGACCTGCCGGGGATATAAGCAGATGGGAAAAGGTATTGAAGCGACTTATTTTATTAAATAAAAATTACCCTTTAAGAGGAAAACATTGTGATCCCAACTTATTTCAAAGACAATTTGAAAGTATAGATAGCAAGAAGGAAGAACAATTGTATTACACCGTGCGTGACTCATTTATTGACCAAGGATTAGTATTTTTTGGTGGATATGCCAGTTTCCTATATTCAGAATATATGCCCGCCAAGCAAAAAAAACTATTTCAGAAAACACCAGATTTTGATGTTCTCGCTGATGAGCCAGAACAGGCGGCTACTATGCTAAAAGAGAGATTAGAGGATTTTGACTACAAAGGAATACAATTAGTGAAACATGCTGGAATCGGTGAACTTATTGCGCCACATTATGAGGTAAGGGTAAAAATAAATAATATTGAAGAGACCGTTGCGTTTATCTATAAACCATTGGCCTGTCATAGTTACAATGTTATCAAAAAAGGAAACAAAACGGTTCGTGTCGCTACCATTGATACAATGTTGAGCTTTTATTTTGCCTTTTTCTATAGTGATCGTGATTATTATGATGAAAACCGTATATTGTGTATGGCTCAATACTTATTTGATGTTCAACAACGAAATAGACTTCAACAAAAGGGTTTGTTAAAACGGTTTAGTGTTAATTGTTATGGAGAGCAAGAAACGTTGGAGTCGATGAGAAATACAAAGGCTGAAAAATACAAAGAATTAAAGGGACAACGCGATTCAAAAGAATACGAATCCTGGTTTTTACGTTATATTCCATTCGAAGAAAGGACGGAGAAGGAGGAGAAACGTGCAAACCGGGCAAAACAAGTCAAAGGAACCGGAAAGGGGTCCAATAAAAAATCAGTCACTTGGAAAAAAACAAAGGGCAAACATACACGAACGAAGAAAAATAAATCAAAGACAGTATTTGGCCTTTTCTAGATCCCACATGACGTGATGTGATATAATCGGATCACCTAAAGTCGGGGTTCCATATTTTTTTACCATTACATATATTTATGATATGAATATTTGTAATCTCTTTGGATAAAGCAATTGAGGCATGTTCAAAATCAATTATCCAAATTTTACCATATTTGGCCTTATCTTCTACGAAATTATACCCTGTTAAATCCGGGTATTCTATTCCATGTAATACAAGCGTACGCACTATTTTAACGACCTTGTCGAAAAGTTCATCCGGTACATCCGTGGCATTTTCACCATAATTATGCGACAAGTTATTCTTACCTACTTTCATCATAACCATTGTTTTATTTGCCTCATCATACTCAATAATCTCAGGTACATTTACAATATTCAATTGATGAACATATTTTTGCATAAAATATTCGCGGTGGTCTACGTTATGTTTTACGTAATATACGTCTGGTTCAGATAGATATTTTTTCATATCCATTTCCATTTCCATTTCCAATACCAATAATATATTATGTAAAAATACTTTATGTCGTAATTACACGGTTAAATATAACATTATATCTCTCCATATATATTTAAATACGGATATATGTTGCTGTATAAACGTGTCGTTCTTCCAAGTTTCTGGTAATAAATTATCTATACGAAGACCAACACGAAAAATATAAAAGAGAATTACGTATATAATTTCTCTCAGTCGAAATAATAATATGTCAATCATGCTCCAGTCATTCACATAACTACACATGTTATTCGGGATATTCTTTTCAAAAAAACTATGGGTGTCCATCAATCCTTCAAGCAAACGCGGGTAAATATTCTTTTCATTTTTAATAAAAATCATCTTTTTAAACTTATCCATGCTCTGTAAGTTTAAGAACAATATCTTTCTTTTTCTTGTTCGAGACTTGAACATATACGGGAACGCTCCATCAATACAACCATCATTGTCAGTAGGTCTTCTATCTATTAAATAAGGAACGTAGAGAGATTTGATTATATTATCAATTAATTCAGCCTTTGACTTGTATTTTCGTTTAACTATTTGTTTCCCCTTTATTGTATCGAAATATGTCAAATAAAACCGATTGTTTATTATCGTCATATCTTCTTCTTTTATCACATCTGTCAGTTTTTTTTTGAAAATGTCCACAACCTTTTTAAGGTCCTGATGCTTTCTTAAATATTTATAACTATTGTTACATATATCTATTGACATATCCATTTTATTTAGTAAAAATAATACCCCTAATATTGCTCCTATGCTACAACCGGACACTCTTTTTATCTTTATTTTCTCTCTATGTTCCAATTCCTTTATATAGAGTAGCCCGCCCAGCATGTATATGCCATTAAACGCTCCTCCATCTAATACTACATCTAATTCGCGAGGCAAATGCTTTTCTGGTATATTTTCAATCAAGGTATTTATAAATGTTTGTAACGCCATGTGGCTTATGTTTATGTTAGTTTATATAAATTTTTCATTTTATTTACACATTGTATATGACAAATCAACGTCCATCATGGCAAGAATATTTCAAAACAATCACCGAGTATACAGCGAAGCGTTCTCCGTGTGAAAGATTACAAGTCGGGTGTCTATTGGTAAAGGACAATCGTATCATTTCGCAGGGTTATAACGGGTTTTTACCAGGTGCTCCACACGAATCTAAAGTGGTTGATGACCACGAACAGGCAACAGTACATGCTGAACAAAATGCGATTACAGATTGTGCTAAACGTGGTGTTAGTAGTGATGGATGCGATGCCTACATTACACACTACCCATGCGTCAATTGTATGAAAATATTATGCGCCGCTGGAATAACAAATATATTCTATGTAAATGATTACAACAACGACCCACTTGTTGAATATTTTCAGAGTATATCGAATATTCAACAAATTACTAAACTATAACTATAACGACAACATTTCCTAGAATGTATATATTGTATACACTTTGTTATATTATATACACTAATGTATCGTATTTAGCATCATAAATGCTGTAGATGAGTGAGAGTCTTAGAAATGACATAATACGAAATACCAAAAAACAAACTGTTGATAATATAGCCAGTTAAATTGGGATTACCATCACTATTAAAAAGAGACGGTAAAACAGTCAATATCTTACTTCGCACAACTGGTAACTGAAATATAAAGTATAAGAGAACAATAATAATTGGTATTTGAAATTCATCGTACAATATTTCCAATGAATCGCGTGAATTCTGGTTTTTTATTCTCCTTGCTAATATTTCTTGTTCTGTATCTGTGTTTTCAATATAATCATGTTGCTCTTGTTGTCGGGGCACATAATTCGCTTTCACTTGTTCGTCTGAAAAATGTACAGTATTCGTTGGAATATCGCGCGACGGTAGAGTAGTTGCCCCACTCGCACTTGCTTGTTGAATACCCGTTATCATCTCATTCATCATTTTTTGTTCATTGATGGCAGACGACTCGTTATTGGAAGACGGACTAATGACGTTTGGACTATATGTAGTAGACTTTTCACTTGTTTGTAGCACTACATTTTGACTACCCCCTCCAGAACTTGGATCAGTCGGCAAATCAGCTAAACTCGTGGTATCATTCATAATCTAATATATTACTAAGAATGATAGATGACAATAATTACGCAAAATTCACGGTTTTCTTCTTAATGTCGCACATAATGGTTTCCGTTTCGTATTTGAAACACTGGTCTCCATACTTATAGACCTTTTTCTTGATATCTTCTAAACTTGGAGCAATAAATTCGAGGCAGTTTCGCCCTACACATCCTTTTCTGAACAACGTAGCAAGTCCGAGACCTAATAATGTGGACATGATTATCTTTCCTGTTTCAGTACGAAATAATTTTTCAAACGCCATTATGATTACACCTATATATTAGTTATATATAATTATTATCGCTATAGTTTCGTATTATACCTGTATTGGCACTTCTTCCGCGTCATTTGAACATTTCACTATATTCTGTTTTAATTGAAAACAATTGTCTGTTTTATCACTAAACTGAAACAAATGTCTGTTGTCATTTGTCGGATATACCGTTATTTTTGTAGGTGCTGGACTGTTAATGTATACACACAGTAGTCCAAATAGAAAACTCAACATAAACACGCGAAAATTTATTGAAACCATTATTTTTGACTATATATTTTATATATATATTTTATTACTACGATTCATTGTCACTATCACTGTC